CTACAAGAAATTTACTTCCATCTCCTATGCCTTGTATCCCATGAAGACCTGGTTGGCCACCACTCATAACAGGACTTTCAGCTGGCTCAACTGCTACAAGAGTCAAGCCTGGATAATGTTCTTGAAGATATTTACCTGCTCCCATTATAGTACCTCCTGTGCCAGCTCCTGCTACAAATGCCTGCGGCCAGCCATCATCTTCATATAATCCTTGTCTAATCTGCTTTTCAATTTCGGGCCCTGTATTTTTATAGTGAGCTTCGATATTTAGAGGATTATGAAATTGGTTGCAGCTAAACCAACCTTCCATTTCTGCCAACTCATCTCTAACTCTTATAGCTTCATCAAAATCTCCTTCATCTACCTCTATCAATCTTGCACCATAAAATTTTAACATAGACTTTCTTTCATCACTCATATTCGATGGCATAACAATATAAATTTTATAGCCTCTTTCTGCTGCTAACATAGAAAATGCGATACCAGTATTGCCAGATGTGGCTTCTACTAATGTGTCACCTTTTTTTATCAATCCTCTATTTTCTGCATCGTTCAAAATATATGTAGCCATTCTATCTTTTACACTTCCACCTGGATTCATGAATTCACATTTGCCCCATACTGTAAATTGGTTGAACCTGATAGGTATGAGTGGTGTATTTCCTACGTATTTTGATAACATTATGGGTTTACTCGCTCTTTAGGATTACATAAATCATGTCTAGTTTTGAAAGGACAATATGCGCAGCCTGTTCTATATGCTGGATATTCACCTTCTTTATTTCTTTTACCATCTGAGGTGAATGCGTTATCTATAAAAGATTCCATAAGCCTTTTTGTTTTATTCATAGAAGGCTTGCCAGCTGGAGGGTTATATGTCTGAATACGCTTTTGTGGAAAATCTATATTTTGATATAGCTTACGCTTTACAATAAAGTATTCTAAATCTATATTTTCTTCTGGAACGCCATATTGCTTTGCAAAGTATGTTTTATACAATCTTAACTGGTCACCTTCGTTTTTCTTTTTCTTAGGCTTCCAACCATATATAGATGTTTTAATATCATATATTTTTATCCTGTCGCCTTCCTTCATTACTATATCTGCAAAACCCATCATCATAAGCTTGTCATTTCCGTCAACCTCGCATAGTATTGGCATTTCTATTCCAACTAATTCTGTATTCTTTTTTGAAAAATATGCGCCACGCTTTTTAATAAAATAATCTAGTATTTCTACACCGTCAGAATAAAACTCTGCCATCTCTTCTTTAGAACTAAAATGTTTTCCGAATTCCTCTACACGCTTTTTATATTCTGACTTCATATTATCAGAAAGCATATTTCTTAGGTCTAATGAATTTGCTTTTACAGCAGTAGATTTGTACATTGTTTCCAAGTACGTTTGGATTACCTCATGCATTGCAGTACCAAAAACTAAAAACATATTTGGCTCGAATTCTTTTATGCCGTCAAGGTACGTAAGCTTCCATTGCTTAGGACAGCCTTTGTACATGTTGAGTTGACTATATGATATAGTCTTCTTTCCCATCTTGCGTGCTTTTATTGCCAAATCTTTTGGGGTTTTTAGTTCCATACTAATATACGCTTTTTTTCCGAGATAAAAAAATTTTTCAACGATTATTTTTCGCTTTTTTTCATCTCAATTAATTTGTCTAAATACTGCTTTGCCTTAAGTAAATCTTCAATTCCATTTTTATGTCTCCATCTTGTGACATATTTTATAACATTGCCTTCAAAAAAATCAAGGCCTTGGGAATAAGCATACTCCCACATTTCAATTCCTTGAGTATAATGTTCTGGATGTTTTACATTGTCTTTAGGCATCAGAATTTTCTTTTGGTTCTTTTGGTAAAAATTCTTTATTGATATGACCACAATCTGTACATCGATAAGTCTGTAATGGGACCATAGTATCTCTTCCTGTAGGAGCTAATACTGCAGATAATTTCTTAAATAAAAATACAGCTTCAAACGTTTGACAGCCGCATTTTTCACAAACAACATCATCTAAATCATCAGGATTTATTTGTACATTATTTTTAGCAGCCTGCTGTGTTGGGATATTTAATCCAGACTTTCTGTCCATACCTATAACTTTTCCTTTATTATAATTTTTTGCCATTTTATATCCCCAGACCAGCCATTGGATTTGCTGGTTCATCTTTATCTTCTTTGATAGAAGTAATTAAACATTCTGTTGTTAACATAGTACCTGCAATAGATGCAGCTTTTTCCAATGCAACTCTTGTCACTTTCGAAGGGTCAATAATTCCTGCTTTAATCATGTCGACATATTCTTCGTTTCTTGCATCATAACCGTAATTACTAGAATTAGATTCTGGTTCGTCATCAGGTCTTGAATCATAGATATTATTCCAAATCACTTCAGAATTAAGACCTGCGTTAGTCATGATATTATCGAAAGGAGCTTTGCATGCTGCTAATACAATTTCAACACCGTATTGCTGGTCATCATTATCAACATCAACTTTAAGGTTTTCAATAGCTTTTCTTAATGCGATACCACCACCTGGTACAATACCTTCGTCTACAGCAGCACGCGTTGCAGCTAATGCATCTTCAACTCTATCTTTCTTTTCCTTAAGTTCGATTTCAGATTCTGCACCAATTCTCATAATTGCAACGCCTCCTGTAAGTTTACCTAACCTAGCTTGCATTTTTTCAATATCATAATTAGAATCTGCATTGTCGATTAAAGTTTTAATCTCTTCGATTCTAGAATTTATTGCCTCTTGAGTACCTCCACCATCTACAATAGTAGTGTGTTTCTTGTCACATGTTAATGCTCTTGTTGTACCTAGCCATTCGTGGTTAAATTTATCCATTGTCATACCTTTTTTAGGTGATACAACAGATGCTCCAGTTAAAGCTGCAATATCTTCAAGTATTAATTGCTTGTCGTCTCCATATCCTGGTGTTTTAATACAAGCACATTTTAATGTACCTCTAGCATTGTTAACAATAACACCTGCAAGTGCCTCACCTTCGATGTCTTCAGCAATAATAAATAACGGTCTGTCTTGAGCAATACAATACTCTAAACATTTTACAAGATTTTTAAGATTATTTAATCTTGCTTCGTAAAGAAGTATTAATGGATTTTCAAACTCAACTTGCAATTCTTGTTGGTTATTTATAAAATAAGGAGAAAGATATCCTTGCTCCAATTGCATACCTTCTACAACTTCAAGTTCGTCTTGTGCTGTACGAGAATCTTCAACAGTGATTACACCATCAGTTCCTACCTCGTCCATAGCATTAGAAATTAATTGTCCGATTGACTCATCATTGTTTGCAGATATAGTTCCAACTTGCTTAATCTCTTCATTGCTTTTAATTTCTGTAGAAATTTCTTCGATATTTTTTACAATTTCTTTTACAGCTTTATCAATACCTCTTTTTAAGTCAATGTTGTGAGAGCCATTACCGATTCTTTTATACCCTTCCTTTAACATTGCGTATGCCAAAACTGTAGCTGTTGTCGTTCCATCACCAGCCTCTTCGTTAACTTGATTAGCGACATCTTTTACAATTTGAGCACCTGCATTTTGTACCTCGTCTTCTAATTCTACTTCTTTAGCAACAGTGACACCATCTTTTGTAGACTGATATTCACCATATTTTTCAAATACAACATTTCTACCTTTAGGTCCTAGTGTTGCAGTCACAGCGTTTGCTAGTTGCTCAACTCCTTCTAGCATTTCACCTCTAGCATCTGCTCCAAAATTTAATTTCTTAGCCATTTTATTCTCCTTTGTTAATTATTGTTAGAATATCAATTTCTCTTACAATATAGTATTCTGTTCCTTCATGTTCTAATATATTACCTACTTTTGGATATACTATAGTATCACCTACTTTTACTTGTGGTTCCATTCTGGTACCATTTTCTAAAACTCTACCTGGACCTACCGCAATAACCTCAGCTTTACGTGTTCCTTCTTGTGTTGTGTCAGGAATGATTACACCTCCTGAAGTTTGACCTTCGTTTTCTATTTTCTTTACAACGACTTTGTCTGCTATTGGATTAAACATTGCTATTCTCCTTTTCTAATTCTAGTTCTATTTCGTATTTCGACCTTGTACAATCGATTCCTAATTGTTCTTTAATAAGTTCTGGTGTAGTGCATGACTGATTAAACGATGCGTAATCTGCATGAGATTTCCATCTACCACATCCGGCAAATAAACAACCAAACGCATTTGATAAATAGTCAGCAGCTGCATAATCACACTTTTTAATCAAGTCGCATCCTGGTGCAAATGAATTTGCAGCTTCGATTCCATATTCAATCATCTTATGTCTAAGTAGCCAGTGTAAACCTACAATAAACTCCTCTTCACAAAACTTTAACCTT